AGAACGTCAGGAGTTCGAATCTCCTATTTCGCTCTTGGTAGTCCCTAGCGATTAACTAGGTAGACGCCAAAGGAAGTTAAGTCAAAGAATCAAGACAAGCAGACAATGCCCTCGTAACTGGTGTAAGTCCAGTAACTTCCTCTAATCTCTTATAAATAATGGTAGAACAATAAAACTTCTACCATTATGTCCAAAGAAACAAGAACGTATGCTGATCGTAGAGAAGCAAACAAAGCAAGCGTTATTAAACGACGTAGGCAAAACAAACTTGTTTTGGTAGAATACAAAGGTGGTAAGTGTGAACGTTGCGGATACAACAAGTGTGTTGATGCTTTAGAGTTTCATCATCTTGATCCCACCACCAAGGAAGCAAAAAATCTTGGAACCACTGCTGCCATTCAAAAACAGAAGGTAGAGGTAGATAAATGTATTCTTGTATGTGCTAATTGTCACAGAGAAATACATAATGAATTACGCAATGGGATGTAGCACAACGGCAGTGCGAGGAGCTGTTAACTCCTAGGTTACAGGTTCGAATCCTGTCATCCCAGCCTGGGCGATTAGCGCAGCGGTAGCGCAGTTGCTTTACACGCAATTGGTCGGCGGTTCGAATCCGTCATCGCCCACTTGATAAATACTTAAAAAAAGTATAATGGAAAAACTGTTTAAACTCTTAAGTGATGCTCAGTCATCACTTTTTGTTTTGTTTCATAAAACTTGGGCATTTCATTGGAATGTAGTTGGAAGTGATTTTACTCAACTTCATCAACTTTTTGGTGGACAGTATGAAACTATGTTCGAAGAGATTGACAGACTCTCTGAGCATATGAGATACTTAAATATTAAACCACTGAGTTCACTTTCAAGAATGCTTGAGGTTACTCAAATCAAAGAAGCAGCAAGTTCAACAGGAGCAAAAGAAATGCTTCAGGAACTTCTTGAAAATAATGAAAAGTTTTGTGAGTTAATGCAAGAGATTTCAGAAGAATCTGAATCACAAAAGCAATATGCAACTGCTAATTTGGTCCAAGATTTAATGGAGTCTCACGGAAAGTTTGTTTGGATGTTAAGATCACATTTACAGTGATAAGGATGAAGGACAATGTTATCGATAAGATGCAAAGATTGTAATAAAGAATTAATTGGACACCCTACAAAAACAATTACTTGTGGGTGTCCTAATATGTCTTCAATTCGTGGTGATAAAATTTCAGCAGTTGACTTATCACGAGTTGTTATGCTAAACTCTTTAAAAGAAAATCAAAACAAAAATGTGCTGACTTCCCAAGATATTGCTTGGCAAGAAGCACGTCGCCAGCGTAAAGTGAAGCGACTTGATTTTGAAGTCCGTTGAGGACTTATTTGGAAGGAGTCCGGTTGGTCGAGGACACCGCCTTGAAAGCGGCTGGGTTTAAAAGCTTCGCAGGTTCGATTCCTGTTCCTTCCGTTTAAATGGTTACAAATTTAACAATTTCTTCAACACTGTTACGTATTGAACACAAATGATTGACTTTGGAATTTTAATGATTAGTATATAGTAGTATATTAATCTACAACTTATGGATCAGCACACCTATGATAATTGGGTGAAGATCAAAGAGACTTTTGAATCCTCTGGGAATACCGACAATATGTTCTATAAGAGAGCAGTTGAAATAGTCAAAACCAGAAGAGATCCTCTTGCAAAGTATCTTGGAGATGAAAAATGATGGAACCATTTGATGATGATTATGTAACTCGAACAGAAGTGCAGGAGATGATTGATGCCGCAATACGACGACACAACCGTAATGCTTCTATCATTAGTATGTGCGTCGGTTGGGTGGTTCTTTCTTTATTTGCTGAGGGACTTTTGAGATTAGTCGGCGTTATTCCACCTGTACTACCGTGGTTAAACATTACCTTAAAGTAAAAGGAAAATGTCTACACATACTAAACAAAGATACGCATTTGCCGCATCAGCATTTGTAAGAATGTGGGGAAGAGGTGCATTAACTGATATAAAAATTAAACAGTTTTGTGTGGAATGGGCCCATAGGAATGTAGATGCACCATTGGATAACACTGTTGATCAATACTTCTATTACGAATTTAAAACTTGGAGGGGATACTGATGTTTCATCTAGTCGAAGTTCTTGCAGCAAGCCAATTATGGTTAGGACTTTGTGGAGCAGGGTTGACAGTCGCTCCAATTCTGGGTATAATGCTTATACACCGAACTAAATAACGGTACAACGGGGTGTAAGTCAGCGGTAGACGGCATCTTTTGGGAAGATGAAGACGGGAGTTCGATCCTCTCCACCCCGACTCATAAAACTTACTTTATGAAAATGAATCAAGAAATCGAAGAACTTCAATCATTTACAGTCGAAGAGTTTCAAACAGATTTTGATAATCTGATAGACAGGGTTGAGCACGGCGAATCATTTATCATAACAAGCGAGCATGGAAATGCAATCATAGTTCCTTATAATGAAGTTGTAGAAATATGTGAAGAGTCAAAGATGGATTTTGAAGAGATAATCAAAATCCACACTGATCACGAAGAAGGATCGTGATTTGATTGGGACTGTCGCCTATGGGTTAAGGCCCACTGCTTATAACGGTGTGAACTGAGTTCAAGTCTCAGCAGTCCTACTTTGCTCGTTTACCCATCTGGTTGAAGGGACCGATCTCATAAATCGGCAGAGGTCAGTTCAATCCTGACAACGAGCACTTGACAGAATCCCTGTCAAACCTGTATAATACATAGGTCAACATTCAAAACAATGACTCTCACAGTAAAATTCAAGAAAGACGTTCAAACCCTTCGTGGCGCAGCAAACGGAGACTTTTATCTTGATGTAAAGAATCCGAAACTTTACAAAAAAGTTCGTCGTTTCTATGAAAACGAAGGTGTAGTATTCTCTGGTGATCCTCTGGATGATTATGAAATGCTTATGGAATATGTCTCTAGTGATCTTGAATCTGTTGAAGTAGCATGACTAAAGTTCTTTTGGAACGTGAAGGATATCGCTTCGTAGAAGTGGGTATTCTTGAGATAAACGGTAAACCCGATTATCGTATGCAAAAACAAAACGAATACACTAAACGATGGAATGACATTTATCTTTTTGATAATGTGCTACAATGTTCTACTGCAATGGAGGATATTGAGTATGCGAAATGGTTAGATCCTGATCGCGTTCCTTGTTATGTTCGAGGTTCCGAAGAGTATTGGGATTAATCGTCACGGATGGACGTTAACAGCACTGGTCGGGAGCAAAACCCCCTTATGTCTAAATCTGATTTACTAAGGTGGATTGGAAATATTCTTCTTATAATAGGTTATCAAATTATGTTATGGGGAGATTTTAAAAATGGTTTATTGTTAAAGTTTATTGGAGGAATACTCACAGTACCTTTTGCAATCAAACTCAAACTTTGGGACGTATTATTTTTATGTGCGTTCTTTGGTATTACCGAGATATCAAAGTTAACCCAACTTTTCTTGGTTTCGTAAAACCAAGTGGTGGAGTCAAATGACCCCTTAAGGTTTCTTGCTTCCTTAAAAAGTAAGTGGTGCGGATGGGGTAACCCCGCCTGGTTTCCAATTTCCAGTCAAAGAATTGGTGGCGAGCCTGAAAGACCTGTGAGGGAGTTGACAACAACTCCCTTTTTTTGTACAATATATAAAAAGAGTTTTAGTGTAATCTATGAATGATTATAAAAAAACAGCACTTGTACTTGGTGCTGGCGGTTTTATTGGAAGTCATATGGTAAAAAGACTTCGTTCAGAAGGTTATTGGGTACGTGGAGTGGATCTTAAACTTCCCGAATACTCTGAAAGTGAAGCGAACGAATTTATTATTGGGGATCTACGCGATGTTTCTTTTGTAGAAAGAACTCTTCAGTATAAAGGACCTTATCGCAATTTCTATAATTTTGTTCCTTCAAAGTATATTGATACTTTTGATGAGATTTATCAGTTCGCTGCTGATATGGGTGGCGCAGGATTTGTTTTCACTGGTGAGAACGATGCAGATATTATGCATAATTCGGTTACTATTAATTTGAATGTTCTTGAGGCACAGCGTCAGTTAAATGATTTTAAGGAAGTAAATAAAACTAAGATCTTTTATTCTGGTTCAGCGTGTATGTATCCAGAATACAATCAACTTGATCCCGATAATCCTGATTGTCGTGAAGAATCTGCATACCCTGCAAATCCAGATTCCGAATATGGATGGGAAAAACTCTTTTCAGAGAGACTATATTTTGCCTATTATCGTAATTATGATATTCCAGTTCGGGTTGCTCGCTATCATAATATCTTTGGTCCTGAAGGAACTTGGGTTGGTGGAAGAGAGAAAGCTCCCGCAGCAATTTGCCGCAAAGTAGCAGAACTATCTTTAACCGGCGGAACTATTGATGTTTGGGGAGATGGTAAGCAGACTCGTTCTTTCCTTTATATTGACGAGTGTGTTGAAGCAACACGTCGTATGATGGATTCTGATTTTATCGGACCTGTGAACATTGGATCTGAAGAAATGGTTACAATTAATCAACTTGTAGACATTGCTGCTAAGGTTGCTGGAAAAAATGTTGAGAAGAATCATATTGATGGACCTCTTGGTGTTCGCGGCCGCAATTCTAATAATGATTTAATTCGTGAGAAACTTGGTTGGGACTATTCACAAACACTTGAAGATGGAATCAGAAAAACATATAATTGGATTCACACTCAAATATATAAAGATAAATTAATGCATCATCCTGTTTGATATGGTTGAATATAAATTTTTGGATGATTGCTTACAAGTAGATAAAAGTAAATTTAAATATGAAAATTGGTATTTGATGAACTGGGGAATGGGAGATGCTATTGATGCAACTCTTTTTCTTGAATCAAACTCTCCAGTTTCTTATAAAATTTTATGCAGACCTGGAATTTTTAATGGTATTAAATTTGTTTTAGATAATTTTGTAACCAATCCAAAGTGTGAAGTTGTTGAAGTTTTTCCTTTAGAAACTGGATATCCAATTCCTGAAGAGGAAGTTATTATGTCTAAACACGGTTTTTATCCTCAGGATTTAAATATTTTGAGTAATGCACATAATATTAAACAACTTAAGGTATGCCATATGGCACCAAAGATGTGGTCTGTTACCCAGAATCTTCATAGTACAGGAATTCTATCAAACATAGAAAGGTATTCTAATGTAGAGAAAAATATTGAAGAAAAGACTTGCATTCTTTTTCCAGAAAGAGGTGACAGTTACCAACTAGATGATTCTTTTTGGAATAATAT